GCCAGGCAAAGCTGATGTGACTGCGCTTGCCTTTGAGGTGCTTGAGTGCCTCACGATTGATGAGCGGCTTGTGTTTTTCTGTTATTCCGGCCATGTGTCCGCCCCCGCCTGTCCTGCCGCAAATGCCGCTTTCAGTTTGTTTTCGAGGTCGGTCGTCATGCCGCCGTCTGGCAGTTGCAGTGTCGCGAGTGCCGCCTCAAAGTCCGGGTAATCTTTGGCATCTGCCAGCGCGGCGAGGATGGCATCTATTTTTGGCGCGAGGATTTTGCGGTCATGGTCGAGGTCGCCTTTGCCTGCCCCCCCTGCTGACTGCGAGAGGCGCAGCGACAATGCCGTGCCATCGCTGGCAGGAGGCTCAAGCAGTTGGATATGGTCTTTTTCAAAGCCAAGGACGTCGGTGTAATAGGCTTCGGTCAGACGTACCTGCCCGGTGGCAAGGTATTTAGCGTCGCGCTCGGCACGCTCCAGGCTGATTTCGGCATCGCGCTCAAACTCAAACCACACCCCCTGCGGGGCGGGGATAGCGAGGCCAAAGCTGCGGTTGACCGCGAGCAGTGCATTGATGGCGTGTTGTCCTGCCTCTTGCAGCAGGTCGAGGTAACCAGCGATACGGTCTTTGCGCGCCTTGTCGTCGGTTTCTTGTGCGCTGCGCGAGCCGCTGTCAAGCTCCGAGGTTTTCACCCTTCCCAGCAGCAGTTTCTGGATGCGCGCGTTGGCCAGCCGCTCAATGCGGGCAAAGGCCTGGCCGTCGCTGTCCAGTTTGTGCAGGGCGATTTCGTCGTCCTTGCCGATGACGATGCCGCCGCCGGAGAGGAAGCTGAATATTTTGTTGGCAAATTCCTCCACCGTCGCACCAAAGCCACTTTGTTTGGCAACCACATAGGGCTGCGCGTAGCGGCGAATGAATTGCAGCGCGTAGGGCAAGCCTTTTTTGCGCAGCTGTACCGCCGGGTAAGCACGGATGGCCAGCGGGTCGCCCTTGACGTTTTTGCTGTCGGCGCGGCTGGTGAGCAGCAGGAATTTGACCTCGCGGTTGACGGTTTCATCCGCGCCGGCGCCTTTGTAGAGCAGGGTACCGTCCGCTTTTGGTTCGTAGTTGTCGAGCTCGCCGCTTTTGTTGGCAATGCGCTCCAGCAGCCACAGGCCGTCTGCCTCGCGCCGATATACGTACTCGGCCACCGCGTAGCCACCCAGACGGGCGTTGATGGCAATATCCGCCAGTAACGCCATGTGGCCGCGCAGGTTTTTGTAGAGACGGTTGATGGTTTCCTCTGCCACATCCTCGCCCCAGATACGCCAGTTTTTCGCCAGCATCGCCGCACGGATGTCCTCGCGGCAGGACTCAAACTCGTCATCAAGGCTGGTGATTTTTAGCAGCTCCATCCGCGTCAGCCCCAAATCGGCGAGCAGGGAGTCGGCGGTTGAATTGTCCGCCCATTGCGAGAGAGCCAGTCCGGTATCGGTGACCAGCGCTTTCAGGTCAATTTTCGTTTTTTTGTCTTTGCCAAGACCAAACATGCTTGCTCCTTACAGGGTGGGTTCGGGGATTTCGACCGGGCGCAGGCCTTGTCCGCTGCCAGCGCTTGCCACCGCGCCTGCCCACAGCATGTGCAGCGCATCGGGGCCGTCGTCGTGGTCGGCTTTCGGGAAGTGGCGCAACTGACTGATTAAGGTCTTTTGGTCGGGGTTGAGCAAAATCAGCCCGTTTGCCATATGCGGCTGTAAGGTCTCAATCCGCAACATTTTGTCCGATAACGGCTTGATACCGCGCACGGGGATATGCACACCCGAACGCGCCCCGCGCTTAATCAGCTCATCCTTAAGGAATTCCTGAAACTGCACCGTCTCTACGACCCACAACACCGGCTTGACCCGCGCCTCTTTTTGGATGCGAATAACGTCCTCGATAATCAAATCGGGCAGGCGTTTTTTGACTTGGGCGACGGTTACGAACAGCCGTCCCGTCGATTTTTGATAACCGCCGACCAAAATCGCCGACGGGTCGCGCCCCGCGCCCGCTTTGCCCAATGACGGGTCGAGCGCGCCGTAGTACACCAAATCGTCCGGCAGTTCCGACCAGTATTTGATGTTTTCGGCAAACGGCGCATCTTCGCCGCTGACCGGGTCGTTTTGATATTCGCTGTCAAATGTCGCATGGCCGTCGCGGGCGCGGATTTTCATCAGTGCCAACACGCCGCGAGCCGCCCAGCTTGTTTGCGCGCCGCGTTCCATCTCGTCTTTGTGCGCTTGATAAAACGCTTCGGCTACCGCCGCGCCGTCGTTGCGGTACAGCTCTTCCCATCTGTCCCATAAATCCATGCGGTCGGGCCAGCGTTTCATCGCCTTGAATTTCCGCGTGCTCCAAAACGGGTTATTCAGCGTGCGGCTCAACACGCTGTCGTAGTGCAGGATGGTGCCGATATAAATCACATCAAACTTGGTACCGACCGCGCCCAGCGGCAAGACGGTTTGTTTCAGCCACATTTCCAGTTTGTCGCGCTGGTCGGGGTTGCGCACCATCTCGTCGTTTTCGATATCGTCGAGGATGGCAAGGTCGGGGCGAAATGCACCATGCACCATGCCGCGCATTTTCTTACCCGAGCCGAAAACTTGGATTTTGACGTTGGACGCGGTAACAATCGTTCCCGCCTGCCAAACCCGTCCTTGTCCGCACATCTCGGGGAAGTCGGTTTTTAAACGCGGGTTAAACTCCAATTCCGCTTTGATGGCTTCCAGCATCGGATAGGCTTGGTCGATGCTGTCCATCGCGATGACGATAAACTTTTTCGCGCCGGTGATGACCGTCCAAAGCGAGAACAAGCGCGTAACCAGCGTCGATTTCGCCTCGCCGCGCGGGGCGGCATCCGCCTCGTTGATGCCTTCCGGCTGTTGTAGGATTTCGGGCAGGCGGGAAAACAGAAATTCATGCAGTTCCGACTTTTCAGACGACCTGACGTAATGCGGAAAATAAGTATTAACGAAATACTCGTACCCATGCACAGGGTCTAAAACCTTCGCCCGACGCTCGGCAATGGCTGCGGGCGACGCATCAAAGCCGTCCGCCTCCGCCTCGATGGGTTGGCGGAGTTGGGCGGCATATTCGGCAAGCGACTTTAAAAACTCTTTGGACTTCATGTTTTAATCGTAATAGTGGACAACCGGCTTTTTCAGCGGCTTGGGGTTAACCATGAGACAAAAGGGCAACGGCTCTCCCGTTTTCATTTCATTCATAGCGGACATAAAGTAAAAAAACTGGTCGGCAAGCCAAAACAACGGCTCCAGCCTATAGCGCGGCGCAACTGCCGGCACTTCGCTGTCCCAGTCCGCAATCCAAATCGGACAAAATAAAAACCAGCCCTTATGGGTGTATTCAACCTTCTGCATACCGCCTTACCTGTATTTCTTTTCAATTTCCACGCCCAGCGGCTCGACCAACTCGACATAAGCCTGCAAGTGTTGCGGGTATCGCTCCTTGACCACTTCTCCGAACAATTCCAACACCTCAATCGCCGTCGCCAGTTTTGACGTTTCCGGCATCACTTTGGCGTTTGCCGCCACCGTCTTGGTAAACGCATCCGACAAACTCGCCAACAGTTTGGCGCGCTCGGACGGCATCAGCTCCTCGACCGACGTGTCTTGCAACATCGTCATCGTCGATTGGTATTGCACCAAAAAACCCGCCAGCAGCGAGCGGCTCAAGTCTTCGATGCCGCCGCCGGCCAAAGTATAGGCGGCGCGTACTTTGTCCCAATCGTCGCCGGTCTCTTTGGCGATACGCTTCCAGTTACGGGCGGTGGCGGTCGGGATTTCGCACATCATTGCAGCGATTTCGAGCGTATGCCCATCGCTGACGTACAGTCTGCGCAGCTTTTCGCGGGTTTCTTTCGGGTGTGCCATCGTTACAGCCCCAGTTTGGCGCGGGCAAGGGCTATGGCCGCCGTTACGATACCGCTGGCCAATGCGCCGGACGCGCCGCCGACCGTTGCCGCCGTGACGCGCGTGTCACGGTGGATTTGTTTGATTTCATCCTCCATGCCGTTTTGACGGTTGAGGATGTCGTCCTGCTTGGCTTCAATCCGCGCCAAAGCCTCTAAAATAGGGTCTTTCATGATTTGTCTGCCTTTTTGTCCAAACGGTCGCGCAGGCCGTCTACTTTGGTTTCCAGCCGTCCGAGTGCCTCCATGACCTGCTTGGCATCCGCCCTGGCATCGGCTTTGGTGGCATAGTCGATTTTGACCTTGTTGATTTCGGCCAGCAGGGTTTCGCGTTGCGTCCGGGCCTCCTTGAGGCCGTCTGAAATGCCTTGATACGCCGTATCCAGCAGCCGGAGGACATACGCGGCATTGGCAGGATTGAGTTCGCCTGCCCGACACTCGGTATCTAAAGGAATATGCAGGACTTCGAGTTCGCCCTTGGGCAACGGTTCTGCCGCTTGAGCTTGAAAGTCGCGCAGGATGACGGATTTGCCGAGCTGTCCGGCCCTTTGCGCCAACAGGTTTTTGTCGCACAAAACAACGGGGCGGCAAGGAAGGTCGGCGAAAGCCAAATCAAGGCAGATGTCGGGGCCGATGCCGGCCGGT